ATAAATTACTATCTTGGTTGTTCCATCCTTAAATAAATAATTGATTGTGTTATTTGGATAAATTGTAATCTTCTCGATTTTTTCTCTAAGAACTTTCTCATCAAGTTTGTCCATTCCAAGAACCTTACAAGTTTCTTTTTCTATGACATCGTCCCTTATTCTTTTTGAAGTACATTTGCTTTTTCCATACATGTCATAAACTCGGCATTGGTAAAATTCAGTATAAGGTCCAATCTTATGCCCAAAATGAGCACCACAAGTTCCACAAATAATAAGTCCTGTAAATGGATAGGTTTTAGATTCTTTAGGTGATTTCATTTTAGAGATTCTTTCAGTTCTAATCTTTTGAGCTAACTCGAATGTTTTTTTATCAATTATTGGCTCATGATGGTCTTCAACATAGTACCTTTGTTTTTGACCAGTATTCTTTCTAGTTTTCTTAACTAGATAGTTTTCTCTATAAGTTTTTTGAAGAATAATGTCTCCGGTATAATTTATATTTTCAAGTATCTCTTTAACTGTTGCCTTATGCCATTGTGCTCCTTCAAAGAAAGTTGGTACTTTATCATCGTTTAGAATTCTAGCTATTTTTGTATCACCATTTCCTTCTATATAAAGCTTGAAGATTCTTTTTACTACTTCTGCTTGTTTAGGTTCGACCACTAGGTCTCTTCCAACCAACTTATATCCGTAGCAGCCATTACCACCATAAAGGATACCTTTTTCCATATCCTTCCTTGCTCTCCATTTAACGTTCTCTGACATACTATGAGCTTCTTCTTGAGCTAACGATGCCATTAAAGTAATCATTAATTCACCTTCAGCTGAAAGCGTATAGATGTTTTGTTCTTCAAAGAAAACATTGATATTTAACTTTTTTAATTCTCTTATTGTTTCCAAAAGAACGGTTGTGTTCCTAGCAAATCTAGAGATTGATTTAGTAATGATAAGATCAATTTTTCCATTCTTTGCATCTTGAACCATTCGATTAAATTCAGGTCTATTTGTTTTAGTTCCTGAGATACCTTCATCTGCGTAAATTCCTACAAAAAGCCAATCTTCATTGCTTTGAATCAACTTGTTGTAATAACTAATTTGAGCAGAAAGAGAGTGCAACATAGCATCTTTATCACTAGAAACTCTAGCGTATGCTGCTACCTTTGTTTTTTGCTTTAGAACAGGTAAAGCATCAATTTTCGTTACTTTGATTTCGTTCATTATTTTCCTCCTTTTCTCCATCTATATACATCGCTCTAAAAGGGGGTTTTATCAAGTGATTTGAACGAAATAAACTAGTCGTTTTGATACAATATTTCTTTCTTAAGAAAGAATCTGCTTTTTCAAAGTCTGAATCATTCAAGATTCCTTCCTTTCTTAAACGCTCTATATTTTTTAAAGAAGATAAATAAAGATTTTTATTGTTCATTCTTACATACCTTCCTTCTTGTTGTTCTAAAGCATTCTGGACAGCAGTATTTCCTATTTTTGTTTCCATAAGAAATAAATGTCTTGCCACAATTGAGACACTTTAATTCGTAGAATGCTTTTCTATTTCTTAATTCAGGGTGAGAACTCCACCACTTATATCTACATTTTTCGGAGCAAAATTCTTTTTGTCGATGTCCAGGAGTTTGTTTCATTGTCATGCCACAGCATTTACAAGTCCCAGAACTTTCTTTTTTTATTTCTTCTCTTCTAATGGTTGTTTTAACCGTTCCAAGAGATACCCCTGTTTCTCTTGAAATAGCCTTATAACCTAGTCCTTTTCCTTTTAATTTAATAATTGTTTCTTTGAGTTCTTGAGTCATGTTTATCTCTCCTTTCATATTACAAATGGGGAAGAAAGTACCTAACTGCCAAAAAACTCAAAAATAATTATTTTAGGCATAAAAAAAGAGCCCCTAGACTTAGTCTAGAGGCACTAGTTCTTATTGGTTCTTCAATACATCAATAGTTGATTCAATTTGATTTGTTAGCCAATTATCGAAATTACCATAGTTCGTTTCTATGTATTTCTTTAAGTCATCATTGATTTGACTAATCACTATATCTTTAGCCTTATTCAAAGCAATGAGCTGTGCATCTTTATTAAAGTTTCCTTCTTCTTTTAATGCACCAACATAGGTTTGAAACACGCATCGTACTGCATTAGTAACAATATTAGTTGCTAGTGTTAAAAGTTCCGATGCTTTTGCATTCTTTGTTTTAGTTTGAATAAGTTTGATAAGTTCAGTACCACCCCAGGTAATAAGTGGAATAATAACTGAAGTAATGATAATGCTTAAAACATTAATTAAAATTTCATTCATTAGTTGTTTCCTCCTTTAGTAATAACTTTATGAATATCTTTATTTTTAATATGGGCATCAAGTGTAGCTTCGACCTTTACCACTCTTTCAGACAAAGATGAATAATTAGCATCAAGTTTATCTATGGACTTTTCAATCCTATCGATACTTGATTTGATATATCCAACGTCTGAAATCAAGACACCTTCGTTCTTACCTTCTTGTTTCCTATCTCCACGATCATTTCTTTTAAATGCTAAATAAGCAAACAAGATAGATGAGCAAGTTCCAACCACACTAATGATTGCTAGTACAATTTCAGTAACTGTCATGATAGTTCCTCCTCTGCATACTTTTTAAACTCTTCTAGGTAATTTCCAATCTTTGAAACATAGATTGATTTGCCTATTTCTTTATCAATGTTGTCCTTAAACAAGATGGCTTCATCCTTATAATCTTTTTCAATAGTTAAATCAAACTTGCCAGTCTTCTTATATGACTCCAATTGTCCCTTAATTCTTATAACGTGATAAAAGCGTTTAAGAGGGAGTTCGTTATCGATGTAAAGAAACATATAGTACTCATAAACATTGAGTAAAAAGTTCTTTAATACAGTAGTAATGTCAAAGTTGATAAATTCCTCAAATTCTCTTTGAAATCTTGGATTCTTATAAATAAGAGTGTCTTCAATTGAGTATTTATCATCGATGAAAATCCTATTGTATAGTGGCAATTCCTCATCCATTTTTTCTCTTTTCATTACATAGTCTTTTCCATAAATGAAAAGGTCATAATCACCACAAGGCGTATGAATAAACGAATCGAAATCATCTACGAATACATTGATATCTAAATCGGAGCATTCTTTATTGAACATGTCATATGCTAGTGATCCACCAATGTACATAAACATAATGGTTTTGTTTTCTAACAAAGCAGACACTTCTTTATGAATCTTCTCTACATCAATTAAAGATTTAATAACTTTTTTTCTTGTATATTTAATTTCCTCAATCATCTTCTGCATCCTCGAAACCTTCTACGTTTTCTTTTAACCAATTGTATGCAGCTGAATAAATGCTCCCATTTAAAAAGGATTCATAATCATCACTTGGAACAGTAATATCTACTGAATCAATTGGATCGAATCCTTCTTCTCTTTTTTCTTTAGAAACATATGATGCAACACATATGGTTATTTCTTTTATTAGTGCGTTAATAGAAACACAAGTAACTCTATGGTAAGACGCAACAACTCCATAGGACGAATTCAAATCAGCTTTAATTGCCATTATCTACTTCCTCCTGTGGTTGTTCCTCCACCACTTGATGAAGATGTGTTAATGCAAATTACTGAACTTGATGTTCTTATATAAACCTTGCCTGCACTGTAATCTACAGCCATCTCACCAATCTTTGTTAAATTTGATGTTGTTGGAGTTCTTGTTTCTCTTTTTATTTGGATAGTATTTGCCATTAGAAAGTACCTCCATCAATGTTAGAAGATGGAGTTAAAACCTTTGATTTATCAATGCCTAAATAAACTGATTTGATATTTGGATTGTAGCCAGAATTGACCGATTGAAAGATTTTCAAACCACCACTAATACATTCACTTGCTAATGAACTAGCACTACTAGATGAAGCTACAGCACTATTTGATGATCCATACTTCATATCGGTGTTGTACATATTTGCTAATTTACTCTTTTGAGCATCAGTCAAGTGAACATTGCTTGAAGTATGTGAATTGAATGAAGATGTAGAAACACCACCTAATTCACTTAAAGTAATAGTAACTGCACCTGTTTTTCCGTTAACTGATTGAACCTTATCTAATGGAGTTAGTAATTCTTGCCAGTGAGATAATGTAGATGCACCATCTTCTTTTAAGATAAATGATTTATTAACATCGGTTCTTACTGCAATATCACCAATTTGAGCACTCGATAAAGCCAACATGGCTGCTTGACTTGCTACGACATAAGTATCGGTAATTGCTATCTTTGGAATGATTGTTGATTTAAGCTTTCCATCACTATCAATAACAGGAACACACCCCGCTCCAGAACCAGCTGCGTACTTTGATGCACTCTTTAATCCTAAAGCAGCAATTGAGGCACTAACCTTTGAATCGGTATAAGATTTAGCACTAGCTGCATCTAAAAACTCAATATAGTCAGCTGCTGTAATTGAATTAGTTTTATCAGCTTTTGCGATGTAAAGATGTCCACCATTAAGGTCAATTAAAGGTTCGCCAGCTTTAATAGTTCCACTACCAATCAATGGACCTGTTCCTGATGTGGTTCTTCTTTTAATTTGTATTGTTGCCATTATTTATTCCTCCTAATAATGTAAATAGATTCCTTTAACTTTATGGCTTGATGAACCTGTAGTTATGTATACATAATTGCTTGAGCCATGAACATTTACTTGATAAGTATTATTCAAATAGGTGTAACTAAAAGTCTTGCCAGAAGTTTGTTTAATTAAATCCAAACTAACTGTTATACAGTTATTGCATATTTCAAAACTAATAATTCCACTTTTAGAACCATAAGTACTTGTTAAATTAAAGGTAAATCTAGAACCTGAAGTTGTCGATGGAGTAAACCATTTAGATTTCATTCCGTTTTGAATTGCTCCTATTTCGGTTTCAAGTTCAGTTTTTGTATTTGAGATTAGAGTGGTATCTAACTCGATATACTTAACTTTTGTAATTCCAATTGTTAATGAAGATGCAGTCTTGTAATATTCACAAAGGACTACATCATAAATTCCATCATCAACTGCTAAATCTTCCTGGGTTGGTGTTGGATAACTAGTAGAGGATCCTTCTAAATTAGTTAGTGTTGCTGTGTTAGCTGATGTATTGATTCTTAAAACAATAAGTCCATATTTGTTTGAATCTAAAGAAAGAGTGATTGAAGTATTATTTTCAACATATACTCTTCTTCCATAAGCTGAAACAAAGCCATCACTAAATATAATTTGGCTATTAGAAACTCTAGCAGTAATGTTGCCGCCTAGTCCTTTGAAGATTCCGTTTTGTTTATTTAATAAGAAATAATTAAAAAGTGCGTCATTCTTAGCTGAATTTAACGCACCATCAAATGTTAGTTTTTTAATACTCATCAGTATTCTCCTCCATCTACATCTGTTGCTACTGCACTCACCACTCGATTACTTGATCCTCCACCTTTTGAAAGTAGTTTGATTTTATCCGTCAACGAAGTTCTATATTCACCCAAAGTAACAAAACACTCATCAAAATTATTCTTATATTTAATTTGAGTAAGGATTGTTGAATATTCCTTTAAAGGTGCATAAAAGAGAACTGCATATCCTAGAAACATATTTGAAAGAGGAATAAATACATGATTATCTAATGATAAAGAAAAAGTGATTTGATGGTCATTTGAAGAACTCACCATTTCACTTCTTGCTTTAGTTTCTAAAGAGTCATAATCACTATCCCCATAATATGAAGAACTGCAATTCACATTTTCATATCGCTTAGGATCATTCTTATTTGTGGTTACTGTTCCATCCTTCAAAAGATAATAATTAACAATTGATTTATGGGTTTCATTTTCTTTCTTTGGATAGAATATAACTTTGTTAACTGAGTATTGGTCAGTATCAGTAATTTTTAAATCATGGATTGCCTTTAAGTCATGTCTTAATTTGGTAACCTTTGAAATCTCATCAATTATGATGTAGATTGCATAAAACCTACCTCTTAAGAATCCAACCTTGTACTTAACGATAATTCCATATGTTTTAGAGATTAACTCTATTAAATCTTTGATGTTGATAAGTGAATCATCACCATAAGACAATGTTCCACTTACCGATGCATTAACTGTAATATCTAGATAAGTTAGATTTTGTAAACTATCTGAATTGTTAATGAATGCTTGTTTAATCTTGTCTCTTAAAAGCAAACAAACATCACCTGTAAATGTCTCGATTGGAACATCAATATTAAATAGTTCTTTAAAATCCTGACATTGAACCTTATAAGTGCCATCAGTATTCTTTGTTAAAGATTCGATGATTCCTATGTAGTTTAAGTCTTTTTCTTTTAGAACTGCTAAGTCACCAATCTTGGCATTAAGTGATGCTTTATTTACTTTAAATGTCGATTTTTGAGAAACCACCATATCTATCACTAGTTCAAATTCGGTTGAGATATAAGCATTATCTCTATAACCTAATGTTTTTCTATCTAAAAATACAAGTTGCATACTAGTTTCCTAAATACCCTTCAATCATCGTAATAAAACATTTAGGAGTCGTGTCTGCATTAGGCTTGAACTCGATATCAAAGGTTCCTTTATCTAGAAAGATAAAATTCTCACAAGTGAAGTCTTGGTACTCATAAGCATTAAATGTAGTACCATCTTCAGTGATTTCTATTTTTTGATTCGTTGGATATGAATCAATTTCTATTTTTGCATTATCACTTTCATAGTAGATTTTGCATTTTGAAATAACAACACCATCTTTTTTAATTAAAATTTCAGGATTACAAAACGCTCCCTGAATAACTATTTTAAGAGGTGCTTTAGCATAGCCCTTATTCTCAATAGATACCGTACCCATATAAGTATCCGAATAAGTATAAGGATATGTGTATGAATAAATCTTGCCATCAGAATCAACATCAATAACGATTTCTTTTGTTGTTCTTTTGAACCAATAGCTAAGTTTCTTAATTGTTAATTCGCAAGAAAGAAAGCCATTAACTATTTGAGTTTTAGATAAAGAAACAATTTCACAATCGATATATCTTAAATCATCTGATTCATAGTAGAAATTTAAGGTTATAGAGTTTTCAACATAATTTAAGAAATCTTTATATCCTCTATATCCACCAATAAAAGCAAGATTCAATTTAATTTCCCCTAGTGGATTCTTCTCATTCAACTTTTTATAGAAGTTATCGTAATCAGAGAAATTTAAATCTTTTTCAAAACCAAGCCCAGAAACATCAGTAACTAAG